CCGTAGTCAATCTTAAACACCCCTCTCAGCCCTCCTCAGAGCCTTCAGGAGCCTCTGAATCATCTTCGAGGTACTCGACGTCATCCCAGTCCACAAAATCGCTTAGAAACGCTCCTAGAGCGTCCATGTCAATCTCGTCGATTTGTGAATCGAGGTCTTCAGGTAAAACTATTCGCATATAAGTATCTTCTGTTGTGGATTCTATTGTTTTAGTGAACGATCATGGATATACTACACACCTGTAACGACTTACTAACCCCTTTAAGGAGACTCCTATGAAAACTATCGTTGCTTTCGTTCTTGGCGCTACCATTGTTGGCATCTCTTCTGGCGTACTCGCCTCTGACGTAGAGACCTACAACGAAGAGAATGGCTACTGGGGTAGTCCATGTCCTGTCACCTACGGCATCAATAAGCCGTGTGAAGAGGATGTCCTGACGTTCAATGAAGAGAACGGCTACTGGAAGTAAGAACAAGCCCCGCTTCGGCGGGGTTTTTGTTGCAGGTATCAGTCAGAAATGTCTCGTTACCTAAAATAAGCAACATCCTTATTTCATTCCCGCTAGGGAAGATTCCTAACCAAATCCTCACTATGAGAGGAATTTATGTGCGTTAGGGAATGAGTTACAGGGATAACAACTACGGAACAACTCCCCCTAAGACTCTTTAGGTATCCCTAAGAATAAGTTGTTGTTAGTTCATTCCATAGTAACTAACAAAGAACTCTTAGGTATCCCTAAAGTTACAACCTTAAGTATTCTTAGGGTTGTCTTATTGTCTTTCTTAGGGGGAGAGATTGTCTGAACCGGGGGGGTCTCCCTCAATGGTGGCTAATTAGGCCAGTTTTTAAGAAAAAACCCTTTAGAACCAACGAGTTGCGTTCGTTCTATTTTGCAGCAAACTTGAGGTGTTGACGCCACCTATGAACTTCTCCAGTTCTTTGTTCAGAAGTTCTTGTTTTTTATAGCTTATTTCCTTGTCTGCGTCTGCTGCCATCTGGTCTACCCAGTATTGGACGGCCATCGCTAAGACATCAAGCCTATCGTCGTGAGCCAATGCCCCTCTGTCTCTGGTTATGCGTGTCATCTGATACATCAGCATATAGCGCATAGCCTTCTCAGGAGGGTGGTGCTGGACACTCTCAAAGTCCTTACGGATAACCTTTGGGTCGATAACCAGACGGTGCTGGTTCATCACAGGTTCCATCACATCAATGATGCGTAGTTCCTTCTGCTTGGAGTGTCTGACTTCTTCTATCGTGACGGGATATGTCTTCAGTAGATGTGGCTTGAACAACTCGGTAAACATACCGTCACCAAAGTTGCTTTCGACCAACACGAGGTTGACCTTATGCTCCTTAGCCTTCCCTGCGAGAGCCTTGAGGGTCTCATCCCGGTAGCCTCCAGAGAGGCCTCCAGCGTCCACGACGTAGAGGTAGCCGTTGAGCATCTTCACAACCGCATAGGCGGTCTCATCCGCACCCCGACCAGAGGGGTCGATAGCGAGGATGGAGCCGGTGTACTCAGAGCGACCCAGAGTGGTCTCAGGGGCGTAGAACTTGTCACCAATCAAACCAACATTGGGTAGGTCGGTGACAGGCTTCATAATCCCGTAGATGGGTTTCTCTGGGGCTGTGGTGTCATCACACGACATCACCATCAGGTCGGACAGCTTCAGGGGGTACCTGTCGGCATCACTGAGGCTGGTGTCGAGCATAAACTGGAGTGCAAATCCAGATTTACCGTAACTGAGTTCTCGCTCAATCAAATCCTCATCATCGAAGCGTAGAGGGTCTGTAGGAGCGCCTGTAACGTCCTTAGAGAGGTTTTCACCGATATAAGGTGCCAACCTACCTCCATACTTCTTATCCGCTTGTGAGGCTTCTGGGAACCTTGCAGGCCATATCCGTAATTGGTAGCCGCGTTCCGTGAGGACGTTGTAGAGACTCATCTCGTTCTGTGGGGTACCGAGGTAAATAATCTTCCCTTCGGGCTTCAGAACGGCGTCAAACTCTTTCACAGACTCCCCAAGACGCTCACGCATGAGTTGTGTCATGGAGTTGTTTGGGATTTCCACGTCATCCGCGATGATGAAGTCTGCACGAGACCCCGTAAGCTGTCCTGTGATACCCACAGATTTGACTGAGGGGCTTCCAGAGGCTTTTGCGGGGGCTACGTCAAAGGCAATCTTCGACCAACGCTGGCCCTCTTTGGCAACGAGGTGCTGACAGAGGGGTAATTCTAGGATTAAGCGCTGGGTGAAGGTCGAGAAGTCATCAGCACGGGCCTTTGATGCAGAGACCACCATGAACTTTTTGTCAGGGTCGAGCAATAACTGGTGTACCACGAAGGCACAGGTGATGTAACTCTTCCCTACCCCACGGAATGCCTCAATGATGCAGCGGCGTGGAGAGTTCTGAAGGTAATCTGCGATGTCGTACTGAACGGGTGTAGGGTCTGGAAGGTTTAGGTGCTTCCAAACCACATACATGAAGTTTCTAAAGTCGCGGAGTTCAGCAGGAACAGTGTTCTTGTCTGTCTCGGTAGTCATTACTTGTTCCTGCCGCGATTAGCGTGTTTAGACTGGATGCGCAGGTTCGACATTGAGTTGTTCCGTGGGTTACGGTCTTTGTGGTCGATGTCCTTACCTGCGACGGCTTTCTTACCGTACTTCTTAACCATCTCCCGACGTGCCTGAACACGACCAGCGCGCCGCTTAATCTGTTCAGGTTTGCCGTGGTATTCCCGGTATTCTTTCTTGTAGTCACGCGCCATCAGTTCACTAACTCCTTGACATCAAAAGGCAGAGAGGCCAATAGATTCCCCATCGGGCTTTCTGCATGAATGACATCCAAGGCTGCGTTGTTGTCTTTTAGGAATTTGACAGCGACGCCCAGTTCAGCAGCGGTTGCTTCCCCGGACTTAACACGAGAGAGCAAGTCTTTAGCGACTGACTCGTGCAGTAGGTCTAGGAGTTGTCTGTCCATTTTTTAGATTCCGTTAGGGTTTCGTTTACACGACGAACCCAACCACGCCCAAAGGTTTTGAACGTGGTGAGTTGTGCGTAGTAATCAAGGCGCTCTTTAGCCAGAAGGTCTAAAAAGTGGTTCTGAGAGGCTTTGTAGGCCTCCCAGACAGCCTCGATAGTCTTTGGCCCTATGACGCCATCTTGTTCTGCTCCAGACGCACGCTGAAGCGCACGGGAAGCTAGAGATGTACCGAGGTTTACTGCGGTATCGAAGCTGAAGAGACCGACGGGGTAAGGCAAGTCATCTCCTTTAATCCTGTCCCAGTAATCACGACGATAAAGCTGCCCTGCACGTTCTTTAGTGAGGTTTACGATGTCTTCGTTGGGATAGGCTCTCTTTGAGATGCCGTACTTGGTTTCCCCGCCGGGGTCTTCAGGGTGGTTCACATAACCACCTTCGTGTTTCAAGATGAGGTCTAAGGCTTGTTCGAAGTTGCTTACTTTTTCCATTGGCTAACCGCCTTCAGGCCAAAGCTGGCGCTGATTGCAGCCGCTAGGAATGCTTTGTAATAGTCGGGCATGGAGTCGAGGACTTTGAAGCCTTCTTGGATATAAGGCACAAGGTCAGGAATGAAGGCACCAATAAGCGGTACCGAAAGAACAATGGAGAACCATTCGTCCTTCCAACTATTCTGTGACGCTTGTGCTTGAAGTGCTTCCCAGTTTTCAGTGTTCTGAAGTTGCTTCAGCTTCACTTCTTGCTTGATTTTTGCTTCTTCCTGCTTGCCCTTAATCCACTCGACTCCCAAGTTCCCGATGAGGGAAAGGAGTTGAATCATAATTAAGCCTTTAAGTTATGCGCCGATAATTTTGAAGATTGCTGTCAGACCCATACTGTCTGCAAAGTAAAGCGCCGAAGCGCCCATAGCGAACCACTTAATTTGTTTTAAGTTCATCTCAATTTTGTTCAGAGCGTCGCGAAGGTCTTCAGAGCTTCCTCTGAGTTCCTTCAACTCTTCGCTATGGTCTTCAATGATGTATTCAAGGCGCAACACTCGATGGTCTAGAGGTTTGTCTGAGTGTTGTGCTGGTTCCATTTAACAATCCTGTTTCATCCACCAGCCTCCGAAGATGCCAGCGCAGTCAAAGCCAATGTTGATAAGGGTTTGTGGTTCCATTACTCAGCTTCCTGAATCACCAGTGTGCCAGCCTCTACCTGCCGAAGAATCTCAGCGTAGTGGCGGTTATCAGGGTCGAGTGGGACTGA